ATTATGAGGGCGGAGAGACTGAATACTTGTATTATAAGAAAAGGATAAAACCTGAGAAGGGAAAGTTACTAATATGGCCCGCAGGTATGACACATTGCCATAGAGGAGGATTAGTATTATCGGGAACAAAGTATATTGCAACAGGATGGTTCTATCTGGCAAATTACAATGGATGATAAAAAGGAAGAGTTTCCTAGTATAAAGGAACAAGGAAAGAATCTGGCAAAGTTTACATTTGAAGTGGTGAAGGATAGTGTGACACATTTATCTACACCATCAGAAGTATTTGCAAATGAAGAGTTAAAGGAAGAAAGAATGAGTATATGTAAGAAGTGTGAATATTATAGTGTAAGACAGAATAGATGTAAGCACTGTGGTTGTTGGTTAGAACATAAGGTTAAGTTTAGTTCAAGTCAGTGTCCTGTTCATAAGTGGTAAAATGAAGAGTATTTTACGTATATGGAAGTATTCATTGGGATCATTCTCTGATAGTAAGACTGAACCATATGATAATTGGATTGCAGGTATTAGAACTGTTATATTTGTCTCTTATATGGTGACGAATGCCTTTATTGTGTCCGGAGTCATTAGACATTGGAATTCAAGTGATTGTGTATCCGTTGATACAGAATTAATTAAAAAATAGGTTTTAAATATGTTTATAAATATAAAACTGTTTTTTATTTGAATTGTTAAATCTTTTGGTTTGTGGTGTCCTGAGAGGGTATTCGGAGTGTCTTTGTAGATACTTTGGAGTGTCTTTAAGTATCTCATAAAGGGTCAGATCTTATGCAAGTTTAGCGAGCGTATCATGGAGAGCGCGGTTTGTCAACCCACAGGGCGCAAAATTTTTCTCGACGAGATACAAAATGTAATATAAAGACATCTTATAGTATAAATATATTGATTCGATGAATCTCGACGAGACATCATACTTGACACTCGACGAGATATCTGTTATACTCATATCATAATCATCCAATCTCGACGAGAACCATGAACGATTACGAAACATCATACATATGGGACTACGAGATGTCATGCCATGATTATCTCGACGAGACATATGCATATCATAATGTGTCACCATACACATATGATCTAGACGACGAGTATGCACGAGATAGCACAGACTATCAGGCACTTGCATATAGACATTATGCATGATACAATACGTAAACATCGCACGAGATTCCCATGTATGCACACAAGCGCATTGTAAGTGTAACATTAGACATCGAATGTTATGAAGACCTCGACCTCAAGATGCTGGATTGGCGAGAAATCCTAGATCTTCAAGGTGACGAGAACGTCGATGTTAGCATCAAGGAGACTGCAGACGTATACTAGTGTGCCAGTTCGTGGATTGGCACCCTTTAAATTAATATTAGTGGACAATCGTAGAACTGTCCACTAAATCCCCACAAGGGTAATATTTCGTGTATTGTGTACACAGTTGAGAAATTTGTTTTCTTAAATGAACACTTTCGTCCCTAATCCTCATCTGGAAATGTTAATGAGTCGTGAGCAGTTAATGGAAGATATTGACTGCATTGTTGATGGTGAACTTAGTGGCATTATTTCTCAAGAATTGTGTGAAGAACTGGTGCGGCGTCTATGTGATGCTGTCTGCCGTAATTTCCCTGCTAAGTAACACAAACCGGTCGGCTGCCTCCCAGTCGGCAAAGTGTCACAAGCACACGGCACAGGGTCCAAAATCGTGTATTGTAGTTAAGTCATCAGGAATTCACCAAATGCAAGGTTACAACGGTTGGGCAAATTGGGAAACCTGGAATGTTGCTCTCTGGATTGGAAATGATGAGAGTTTGTATCACCAAGCAAGGGAATGTGCAAACTATCAGGAACTTGTGAACATTCTTTGGGAGTGTGGTAGTAAAGAAACCCCTGACGGTTGTCGTTGGGATGATGTTAAAGTTGATGGTCTCGCTATTTGTGAAATGATGGCAGACATGTGACAGTTGGTAAGGTGCCCACCATTTCACCAAAGGGCACCAAAATCGTGTATTGTATTCACAGTTGAGAAATTCACTCATGTTTGATGAACTTTGGTCTGAAATTGCTGATGCTCCCGGTGAGATCTTCGATGTGATTGAATACAAAGAAGAATGGGAGAAAGAAGATAAATTCGATGTTGAAGAATACATTAAAGGAAACACTGACTATTGAGAACAATGCAATTTCAAATCACAAAAATTGAGTTTGATGTTGATGAGAGCATCTACGATCCTTCACTTGAACCATTAACAAGTGAGGAACTTGCTGAGAATTATATTGGTGAAATTTGGGAAGCAGATGATGAAGATGATCTAATCGAAGAGATCACAAACGATGCGGCACATTGCATCCTTTCTATTAACTATCAGCACGTTTTAAAACAATGAACGAACAACTGCAATCTCAGGCAATTGAAGTGATGGAATTGATTGAAGATTCTGTCGAACATATTTGCACTGAAAACCTCCTAAGTGGAGAGAAAGTGTGGACAATGATTGCCGCACTTGCTGATGCCAAACTTGAAGAATTTCCTGAAAACTAATGTCTTTCGTTTCCACCTTCGTTGACACAAACTCCATGACTGATAACATCATCGACCGTGACAAACTTCAAGAGGACATGATCAATCGCATTATTGATGGTATGGACACCGATGGATTGTGTCAATTAGCATATGATTATTTGAATGAGAATTATGATAAGTATTCCGTGAAAGAATTGATTACGGAAGTAGAAGAATTCTATCCAGATATGTTGGAGGAAAGTAACACAAACTGATCCGGCTGCCTGACCAGTTGGATAAGTGTCACACGTTTTTGGCACGACCCTCAAAACCGTGTATTGTATACACATGATCAAAAACAACGAAATGCAGACCTACACCGACCCTTGCACCTATGCTCTGCAGGAGGACATGAGAATGCTAAAGGAAATGATTGCATCAGACCTCTCTCAGTACATGTTGGAGATGATGCCTTCCCTGAACGATTGCGTCGATTGGGTATGTGATCGTTTTGCAATTGATGCAACTGATGAACTGATTGATTTCGTTGCTGATTGTCACGATGAGTTCTTCGGTAACTGACACTAACCTCTCTGCCCTTAAGTAACACAAACATCATGCGTATTTTTCTCTCTGCCATTGTCATCCTGCTGGGTGCGAATCTTCTCATTGATCTCCTGGATTCTGATATGGTGCAAATCATGCAGGAGCGTAACGAAACAATCCAGCGCAGCATAGACCGGATGTGACAGTCGGATTAGTGTCACACATTTTTGGCACAGGTCCCAAAATCGTCTATTGTAAAAGAGTCAAAGGAATTCAACCAACCATGCGTAAAATCGAAACCCAGATGAACGAAGCAATCACCGAGGGCACCGATTGGGGCAAAGACAACACACGGGTTGAAACCATCGACGGAGTTTCGAAGGTCTATCTCCACGGGCACCTCATTGCTGAGGTTGACGACAATGCCATCATCCTGCGTGATGGTGGGCGGCAGAGCAAGACCACTAAGAGCAGACTCAACGCAATCCTAGCAGAGCACGGATACTCTGGCGAAAGCGTGTTTCAAAAGAACTGGACTTGGTTCGTCCGTCTCTGGACTGGCACCGACTTCACCACCACCGAATTCCGTTCGGGTATGCGACTGGCATAGTGGCACACTGCCACGGCAGAACGACCCCTGACCGACTATTGTAAGAAAACAAACGAACTGAACCACATGACAAAGATCCTTCACCTTGAGCACCCTGAAGACACCATCCTCACCGGTGACGATTCGTTCCTGCAATCGCTGCGCCTTAAGGGTGACCTTTCGGTGAAGGTTGACGGAGCACCTGCCATCGTATGGGGAACCAACCCTGCGACCGGTAAGTTTTTTGTGGGGACCAAATCAGTCTTCAACAAAGTGAAGATTAAAATCAACCAATCTCATCAGGACATTGATGCAAACCACACTGGTGAGGTTGCTACTATTCTCCACAAATGTTTTGATTATCTGCCACGTAACGGCGGTATTTTTCAGGGAGACTTTATCGGATTCGGTGGGTCTGATGAATACACACCGAACACAATCACCTATCAGTTCGATGGTATTGTAGACGCTGAAATCATCGTTGCTCCACATACACTTTACACGGCAGAATCTGACCTGCGTGATGCTGTGGCAGAACCAATGAGGTTCATCATCACCGACACAGTTTACTGTAAGTTCGTGTTTCCCAAGGCATACACATGGAGCGGTGAATATAACTACGACCACACCGCGTTTGAGATGCCTCCGATCTTAGACTTGATTCGTCAGGTGTATGCTAAGACCACGTTCGTTACTAACAAGGAAGCAGAACAGATTAAGCGTAATGTGAATAAGTCTATTCGCGAAGGTTATCCTATGACAAATGAGGATTTCCTGGGTAATGAGTCACTTATGCACCTGTACGGGTTGATGATAATTTTGAAAGAAGAGTTGATGTATCAGTGCCGCAATGTAGGTCCCAGAGCATTCATCGGGCAGGATGAAGTCTCCGGAGAGGGTTATGTCTACTCCACAGAGTTGGGTACATATAAGTTGGTTGATCGTCGTCGCTTCAGTGTTGCTAACTTCAACAATACTAAGTTCACAACAGTGTAAGGATTAGCAGTCGTTCGTTAATACAGCAGTCCCCCCGTTTAAGGGGGGGCGTTTATAAAACCGCA